ATTAGCAATATCTCCAAAATCAGAGATACTACGAGCTTGTACATTTAAAGAAGGAAGTGCTTGGTAACCGTTTTCAAGGTCAATAATCAAGTTGTTCTCTAATGATGCCATTAAGGTACTTTTACCTGCCTTAGGGCGTCCGAAAAGAATTAAAAACTTAGGATTATTAACTTTCGGTTGACTTTTTTCTTTTGGTAAAGTAATCATTACGCTGCTGTGTTAATGATCGTGTTAATGTTAATAATAACATTAGTGATCGTGGTTTTCTGTTTTTCAGTCATATTACTCGGCAGAATGGCAATATTGTTTTTCTTAGGAATATACATCATACCAATCTGAATGAAGTTCTGGTATACACGTACCGGCATACCAAACCATTTGTAATCATAACCTTTGTCGAGAGGGCAATTAATACTCTTTGCATAAGCATCGAGTTTCTTCATTGCGATATCAAAATCATCAAGAAGGTTATACTTCTCTACAAAACGTGTCTCAAATGGCAGTTTGAAACAAGGAACTTCTTCACTAACCTTAAACCAGCTATCGGGGTAGACTGCTGATACGTGATATACACTGTCCTCATTGTTGAATGCAATGTAATCACCAGGTCCCGCATATTGTACGCTAGACTCTGTTTTCGGGCCATCAATACCATCAATAGTCAGAAACGGATATTTTTTAGCGATTCGATTAATCAAAAAGTTTTTCAAGAAACCTTTATTATCGTCTGCTTTACTCGGAAGTTCAAAATAAAATGTTTTCATAATTTTCAGCCTTTAATTTTTAAATGAAATTTGTTTTTCCTGCTGCGCCTGTGTATTAGTCTCAATCAAGTTGCCATATTTCAGCTCGTTGTCAAATTCTAATATACATGGTTCTCCTGCATCTCTTACTTTTAGGAAATGTAGGTAAACCTTATTTTTTACAGGTAAACGTTGACTACCGTATATAGCTAAACCATATAATTCTGGTCTTGCTATAGCTATAACATAGTCACTTGCTTGGAAAATTGCGTCAGACGCAGACAGATCACTACGCATAGGATAGTGACTGCTTGGATTATTAAGTCTTTCAGGTTGCTCTATATTTCGGTTCATCTGTGAAATCTGTATAATACTCGTATTAGATAATTTCTTCATACGAATAAACATCTTCTGTAAATCGACTAGAGTTCCACGTTCGCTATCACCTTCTACTAGAAGGGTATGGTCTAGTATGACTATTAACCATTTGCCTTTGGCGTATTCTTCGTGGAATTTAACAATAGTTTCTTCAATCTTACTTACTCCGCAAGGCGTGTCTACGTAGTAAATAGGATAAGACTTTAGCTTGTCAGCAATTTCTTTAACTTGGTTAAAGTCACTGTCTGATAAGTCTTGTTCAGCACTATACAGTTCTGAAGTTGTCTTTCTCATTCTGTTTGAGATTGCTCTACCTACATTTCTGTAACTAAGCATCTCAAATGAGAAGCATAAAACTACTATTTCCTGTTTAGAATTAAGATCTATCAAATCATAGCTCAATGTGTTTGCAAATGCAGATTTTCCAGAACCTGAACCACCAGCTATAGTAAAGATCATGTTTGGTTCAATACCACCACAACAAACCTTATTGAATTTCTTCCATCTGGTTTTAAGAGGTTGTATTGTATGATCTTTTCTTTTCTGGATGTAGTCGATTGCCTCTTTGGATACATCTGCTACTGTTTTAAAGTAACTTGCTTCCATAAGGGTCTTCTACTTTTTGTTGTTCTTCAAATATTCTTTCATCTGCGAGGATTTCCCATTCTCTGTTGGTTATCCATTTCCACATTGTTTTCATATAACCTAATTTTCCTGTGGTCATCTTACGGTCAATATCCCATTTAAGCAAGTCAAGAATATATTCATGCATCGCTTTAGATTTACCGACGATTCGGTTATACTCTTTACGACACTTATTTACATTAGTGCGTAAGAAACCTTTAGTACCGTCTGGTCTATTTACATATATAGGATAGTTTTCGTAAAATGTATCGAACCATGATTTCTCAGGTTCAAGGAATTTTTTGGTTGTACTAGATAGCTCATAGTATGTACCATTGCTATCTTCTGTTTTAACGATTAAATCGTCATCAATTAGCTCTTGTATTTCGTTCTCGTCAATTCGGCTGACAATCTCGTGAACGTCTTGATTCTTATTTTGATTTCCATTCATTGTAAGAGCCAGGAATACTAATTGATTGATAGATATGTTTCCAAGTTTAAAAAGTTCAGTGTCTACTTCTAAAATCATAATCTTAATGTTTTTATGAGCTTAGATGACATTGTATGCGATTTTTGGTTTTAAAACAAGCTCAGTTGTCTTGGTTTTATTTCTTCTACTACCTTTATACACTCTTTCAAGTAATATCGGTAGTTTATTTTTCTTTCTGTAATTGGTTTGTCGTCCATTTTATTAAGTATAGTAATACCAGAATCTGATAATAATTTCTCATAATCAGTTCGTTTACCATGCTCATCAACTTTACATTTGTATAAGTATGGTCCATTCGTTGATGCATAGAATCTATTGATTCGCTGTATTAGCTTATCGTTATATTCTACTGAGAACTTCTTATCAACTTTCTGATATGTCATAAACTTATTAATGTCAGTACAATTATAGATGGTATCTTTTAATGGTATATCATCTACTAAGTAACGTTCAATAGCTTCAGGTATGATCTTTGCAGACATACCTTTGCCTAATTTTACTTCAGTAATAAACATCCCTTTCTCTTTAATTAGTTTACGATCTTTAGTGGCTTTGTAGCCTTCTTTTACTGCAATGTAATCATTAACAGCATATTGGTACATAGCTTCGAATCGATCTTCTTCTAATGTGAGTTTGGTTTGTTTTTCCCATTCACTACAAACCTGTTTGATCTGTTCGTATTTACTCTTTTTAAGTAAGACGAATAAACCATCAGTATTTGCTTGTACTATGCGACAACCTAAGTCGGTTAGTCTTTCAGCTAGCATAAGCAGCAATAATTGTCCATTAATTCGTATGGACATTACGGCAAATGGGCTATAACAGAAACTGTGCATGTTCTGTAGGTTGCCTGATAAGCCGTTTAATGCAAGTTTTAATGTTGCATCTTTTACTTTATTACCGTTATGTTTTGCTTCAATTCTTTCTTCCTTAATTTGTTTGTATACTTCTAGAAATTCTGGTCCTAAGTGTTTAGGATAGAATTTATATTCTATTAGCATACTAGGATATAGTGATGCTACATCAACATCGATAAGCATCTCATCATCCTGCGGTATGATTATTTCTGGAGAGTTTATAGAATGAATTCCACCAACTCCTACTGAATAGCGTAGACCTCTAAATACAAATTTATTCTCATATCCTTTTCTACCTGGGGATACTGTTTGAGATTTCATTTCGTTTAGTACACTTTTCAGTTTGGGATCTTTATAGTCTATGAATGGTAGAATGATTTCATTTAGATCTATGTAGTCGGCTGGTGATCTTAAATCCTTTATATCTTTCCATTGTAATCCTGTTTTTTCTAAGTATTTTTGTTTAAGTATTTCCATTCCGATGTTTACACCATCTTTACTTAATACGTCAACTCCATACTCAGCTTCAATACCTAATCTTAATTCAACATCTTTTTTACATCTGTTGAGTAAAGATTCGGTTGAGTCAACATCGTTGATGTTATAACTAATCATTTCATCTATTAAATCTGGGGAGAGTGGTTTATTCCAATCGTATGCAAACTCGAGTACATTGTCATATTGCATTGTTACCTGCATTTCCTTTAAACCAACTCTTAGTTTTTGAGAGTATAGCATAGTAAGGATGTCAAATGTATCGAAACACCTCATGTATTTCCACTTCTTCCATGGTTCTATATTATCTGTTGTAGTTATTATTCTACTAAGATTATATATACTATCGCATATTCTTAAGTAGTTACAGTTAACGAATATATGGTAGTAATCGATGATATAATTAATTATAGCATTGTCGTAATGTATGTTGTTATATCCAGCAAATATTCTATCTGCTTTTGTTTTCGAAGAACCGTTATTGGGCAAAGTATGAAAAAAATTTGTTAATTCTGTTAACTGATTCTTTCTACAGGATATTTCAAATAAATGATATTCTTCAGTTTCTGTGTTCTTGCATGTGCAGTGGAATACGTTCTGAAAAACTTCAATATCATATACATATACTGTTTGTCCTTTAATCTTCA